AAAGGTAGAACAGTGGGTGAGGCTTTAAAGATAACTAACACAGACATAGCTCAGGAACTGGCACTACCACCAGTTAAGATACACTGCTCTATACTAGCTGAGGACGCTATTAAGGCAGCTATTGGAGACTATGCAAATAAGTGTGCCTGTACATGATAACAGTAACAGATAAAGCAAAAGAGTATATGAAGAGTGTGCTTATGAACGGCGATAAAGTTACACTTGGTGTTAAAGGTGGAGGTTGTTCTGGTTTCCAATACGTATGGGGTCTTAGAACTGATCACCCTGATGTAACATGGTCTGATCCTATTGATGAAGTATTGGTACTTGATCCCCTAGCAGAGATGTATGTCATGGGAAGCGAAGTAGACTACATCACTGAACTAGGTGGATCGTACCTTGCAGTTAAGAACCCCACCAGTACAAGCAGTTGTGGTTGTGGGGAAAGCTTTGGAGTTTAACCACAACTTTTATCGCCTGTAGCTGGATCAATAAAACATGCTGCTCCTTCTGTGTCTTCAGTAGTTACTGAATTTAATATACCAAATCTTTTACCAGCTGCTCTAAATGTTGTAATACCTTTACAGTCTCTAGTCCATGCGTTATAATAAAGTTCTTTAAAGTCCTCCCACGTAACGTCATCTCCTACATTACAAGTCTTACTAACTGCGCTATCAACGTGCCTTTGTGCAGTAGCAAGGACGTTTAGATGGTCTTCCATTGTTACGTCTTCAGAAACTTTACCTTTAACATTGTAATTATCAAAAGCATAGTCAGGCACATTGACTATAGCTACTCCTTCTGCTGTATTAATAGTCCTTTGTGTCTCTAATGCAAACACTGGTTCAATTCCACTACTCACGTTATCCGCTGTTAAAGATATTGTACCTGCTGGAGCTATAGAAATTAAATGTGAGTTTCTCAAGCCAACTTCAGAAATCATTTGAAAAGTATCTGAATTTAGATTTCTAATAAAAGGAGCTTTGGTAATACTTCCATGATCATAGAGAGGAAACTTTCCTTTTTCTAAAGCTAGTTCAGCTGAATACATATAAGCTGTATTCTTAAGAACACTTAAGACGCTATCAAGAAAAGATAAGCAACCTACTGATCCATAAGAATGACCAATTATTTCACTAGCATTTGCAAACCCTGTTATACCTAATCCTATTCTTCGCTTAGCTTTTGCTTCTGCTTCTTGCTCAGGTAAAGGATAGATAGTGCGGTCAATTACGTTATCCATAGCACGTACTATGTGAGGAATGTCGTGTTTAAATTGATCCCAATTAAACTCTTTATAATCATTATCAATATACTTAACAAGGTTAAATGATCCTAAGAGGCAAGCACCATAAGGGGGAAGAGGTTGTTCTCCACAAGGATTAGTAGCAGCTATAGTCTCACAATAATTAAGGTTGTTGTGTTGATTAATAGTGTCAATGAACAACACACCCGGCTCAGCCCACTCCCATGTAGCCCTCATGATCTCATCCCATAAGGCAGAGGGATCAATAGTATCTACTACCTTACCTTCCCATACTAAATCAAATGCTTCATCATTCTTTAGACACTCCATAAACTTATCTGTTACAGCTACAGAGATGTTAAAGTTCTTTAGTCTTCCATCGTTTTGCTTGGCGCGAATGAACTCTTCAATGTCTGGATGGTCGATTCGTAGTACGCCCATCTGAGCACCCCTCCGATTACCCGCAGAGGATACAGTGTTACAAACAGCGTCATAAATATCCATAAAGCTAACTGCACCAGAGGCTTTGGAACCCAAGGTTTGGATAGGAGCACCTCGATGCCTGAGGGTAGAGAAGTCATATCCAATACCACCTCCTTTACGCATCGTCTTGAAAGCATTTGTAGCTCCATCCATGATTCCTTCAGAACTGTCTTCAATAGTTTGAGAAACAAAACAATTAAATGCAGTGGTTTGGCGAGGAGAACCAATAGCTGCTTGTACTCTACCTGCCGGAAGAAATCTTTGGTCAAGGAAAATATCTTTAATTTTAGTTCTGTGTTCTTCTCCATCATGTAATGTCCCTGCTATACGTGTCATGGCTTCATAAAAAGACTCGTTAGGACCTCTGTACTTCTCAGCGTGTATTTGTTTACTTATCTCCAATGTCGGTCCATGCTGTATCGAGTTCATCATCTTGCTCCCCTATTGTATCAATGTCAAAAACCTCTCGAAGTTCCTCTATACGTTCTTCAATGAGGTCTTCAAATCTTTCAATAATGTCTTCACTATCTATATCTAAAAGCTCACATAACAAACCTGCATCTGTCATAATGGCTAAACGATTTAAGAACTGTTCAAGATGTAAAGGCATCGACAACATCCTCTACAGTAAACCAACGGAATCCTTCTTTAGTACACCATTCAGACATATTCATTTTACTTCCCTTTCTTAATTTCTTTTTAGGATTATACAAGACAAAAATTAATTCACAATTAAAATGAGTAAGTGAGTCTCTGATTGCTTTATACTTCTGAACATCACCAACTCTAAAAAAACCTTTAGCTTCTACTAGTATCTTTTTCCCTGTTTTATCTTTACCTACAAAATCAGGTATGTAGTTACGAAAGACAGTGTAAGGAACTTTTTCTGGTTCGTACTCGCAGAGACCCTTTAAGGCCTCTGCTGTACTCTCTTCAAACTTGTTACGATAAGGTTTAGTTTTCACTTTTCTTGTCCTTTGTAGGCAAACTTTTACCTACTGGAGCAATTTTAGGTGTTGTTACGTTCCTAGTTAAGGCTTGTGTCATTCCTCCTGTCTGTGACACAAAAGGTGTTCCTTGTAAGAGCCATCCACTGTTGAGCAAGTTAGTTACAGTTTCTTCAAAACGATCAGGACGGGGTGTGCTAACAACTTTAAATTCAATAGACATAGTCTTCTCCTTTAGAAATTAAGATCAATCTCAGGACACAAATTACCATTTTTAAACTTAGGTCTGTTGACTACATTAGTCATATACTTAGGACCTGAAGAAGTTGCGTATGCTTTGAGCGTAGGGTAACAGTGTTTTTTGTACTGGCAATAAGAGCACATAGTAGAAAGTTTTAAGTTGCCTGATTTCCCGTCTTCTACTGGGTATGAGCATGGAGAGGGACGGGAATCCCCTCCTGTAGACTTTTTTACATGTTCTACACGCTCTTCTATGTCATCTTTGTAATAGTCATAGTAAGGATGTTCAGTGTCATTAAGATCATACTGAAGCACTGCAAGCTTACCACTGTCACGATCCATAGCTAACCAAGCCCACTTACGTTCTCCTTCGCTATGAGCGTAGGCTTTAATCTGATCAACATAACCAAAGTCATCATGAGCAGCTAGTGATCCGTTCTCAAACTTTGTCATGCCAAACTTAGTGGTAGACTTAACGTCCACGACAACTCCATCTATCTTACAGTCCATGTGTCCAGTGATGCCACCTACCTTACACTTCTTCTGCTCATCAGTTACCTCATGTCCAGATAAGCGAGTAAAGAGTAGTACCATCTCTTCAATCATATGACCATACATAAATTTTATTAATGTAGAGGAGTTGATCTTTTCACCAACAAACCTATTAACTGAGAACCATTGTTGTAGCTCAGGCTTACCAACAGCTGATAAACGTAGTCCACCTCTGTTTGCAAAGTTACCTACTGAGGGAAGAAACTCTTTACGCATTAAGCTCTTCATATTCTCGCCAAACTTCTCAATCTCTGCTTCAGTGTCTACACCTTTAGCTGAGTTTTTATCTTTCATTAGTTTGTAGATGTCTGCTACTAATGTGTTTAATGTGTTTCTGCCCATGTATCACCTATTTTATATTCGCCATCTAAAGGACAACGAAGGTTAAGCTTAAGTCCGGCATCTTTAATACACTCTACTGCTAACCAACCAAACTTCTTTGCTTTATCTTCTTCAACTTCTACTTGGAACTCATCATGAATGTTTCCAACTATTTTATAATCTATCTTATATATAGTAGCGTATTCATCTAAAATAGTCAAGGCTTTTTTCATAATGATCGCACCAGCAGATTGAAGTAAAAAATTAAGTCCACTATATCCATTTCTAATCCTTATCTTTCTGTTGTCAATTCCTTTAATATACCCTCGTTCCGTTGCTTGAGTAACTCTCGTTCTAAGATTATTAAGTGACGGCGTATTCTTGAGAAATTTACTTTTAAGTCTGCTTCCATCTCTGCTTGAACCTCCGACAATACTGCCGATTTTGGCATCCCCAGCACCATATAGGAATGCGTAGATAAAAGTTTTAGCAGTGTCTCTTGAGTCAAGTCCAGCTGCTTTCTGGTTTGCTGTATGTATGTCTCCATTAATAACTTCATTAGTATACTCCTCATCATTCATGTAATGTGCTAACATTCTTAACTCTAACCCTGAAGCATCAATACCTACTAGCTTCTTACCTTTAGGAACAGTCCAACATGAACGACATTCATGTCCATAAGGGCTGTAGGAGGCTGGTACTTGTGCCATGTTAGGACTACTGTGTGTCATACGTCCTGTGACGGCCCCTAAAGAGTTAACATTGCCATGAACTCTACCATCTTCTTCTACTGCGTCAACCCAAGACGTAACCTGAGCTATTCTTTTTTGCACTAATAAAAACTCTGCTATCAGTTGTGCCTCTGGTATGTCAGTAACTTTAACGAGCACTGACTCATCAACTATAGCTTGACCTTTTTCAGTAAAGGTTGTAGGTTTCC